GGCCTGAGCAAGCGCTTGTTCGTTATCGACATGCGCCGCATCAAGCTGCTGTACATGAACGGCCAGCGTATGAAGCGCCATAACCCGGCGCGGCCATACGACCGTTACACCATGTATAACGGCATCACCATGACGGGTGTGATGGTTGCTCAGCAGCTGAACACGTCGGGTGTCTACGAAATCAAGTAATCCGAAACGAGGGGGCGCTTAAAGGGCGCCCTCTCGCGAGGGCTTTCTTCAACTGTGTTACTTTGGAGGCCAATATGGCTGATAATTTTGCAGTAGCTGCTTTTGTCCTGGCGTCCGCAGTCGCAGACGCAGGCACTGTTACTGTGGGGTATCCTTCGGGCACCTCGCAGAAGTCGTTCAACTATGGATTGGCGGGGCCGGGCTCTTACGCCCTTGTCAACGACAACGACAAGTGGGCACAAGCCGCGTCGAAAATCGGCGTCACTTACGGTGCGTCGAACATCACGCTCACGAACAACTCGGGCACTACGTGGGCTGCTGGGTCTTCGGTGCGCTTGCACCTTGACCAAAAAGATGATGACCGGGTTCACTATCTGACCTTCCCGGTCAAACTGTCGAAGGTTACAGCGGCGGACGTCGTGACGAACTTTCGCCCGGGAATCAACGGCACCTTGGAAAGCGTGCAGTTCGTTGTGACTGACCCTGTCACCACTGCTGCGAAAGCTGCCACGATCAGCCCGTGGATTGACGGTGTTGTTGTGACAGGTGGCGCTTTGGCGCTGACCTCAGCCACAGCAACCCCGCTCGGCGCGAACATCAACAGCAGCGCCGAAATCACTGCGGCTAACACGCTTACGCGTGAAAGCCAACTCTCCTTCAAGGCGACCTCCGTTACGGCGTTCGTCGAAGGCGAAGGCATCATCGTCGCGCGTATCCGTCGCAGCCTGGCGTAACGGACACTCTAAGCGGGGTGGCTTCGGCCACCCCGTCCTTCAACACCACACAACTAGCGGAGAAATAAATGCAAACAGCCAATATCTTTTTAGCGCTCGGCGGCGACCTGCGGAATACTGTGCCGAAGCCCGGCGTCACTGCGGCCGAGATCGCGGTACTGCGGCAGATCCACGGCGAGCAATCCGTTATTGAGGTCGAACCCGCCGACGACATCAAGCGCAGGAATATCGACGAGCTGCAGCGCCTGCGTTACATCTATGGCGCAGCGAAAAACACCGACAATAAGTCGATTGTCGAAACAATGTTCCCAGGCGTCGGCGCTCGCGTGCCCGACACGCTTGAAGAGCTCAATCTCGCCCCGGAACAGTATGCAGCTGAAAAGCGCATCGTTCCTAAATCCAGCCGAGCTGCAAAAGCGGACAAAGAAGCAAAGACGACAGAAACGGCATCTGAAACGGCGACAGAGAAGCGTGGCTTTGTAGACTAGGTGGTGCACGATGCGCGGTAAGACCTTGGAAGATATTCTGAATAACTACCGGTCGACCGCGCGGCTGAGCCTTAACCCTGCGCATAATCGGCAAGTGCGCGACACGCAAATCGCGCACTTGCAACGCACCCAAGAATGGTACTGGCAAGATCATGATTGGCCGCACTTACGGGTCGAAAGGCTCATCAAGCTGCAAGCAGGCCAGCGTTATTATGACTTGCCGGACGATCTCGACATCGAGCGCATTCAGATGGTCGAAGTGCGCTATAACGGCCGCTGGGTGCCGCTGATAGACGGCATTGATCGCGACAGCTTTGCGACTTACGACAGCGAGCTCGGCGTGCGCGCCTGGCCCGCGCGGCGCATCATGCTGCGCGAGGACGAGCAATATGAAATATGGCCTATTCCAGACACCAACGGCGACGAGGATACGCTTGAGGGCAGGGTGAAGTTCACCGGCATCCGCAAGCTTAGTCCCTTCGTTCAAGAAAGCGACCGCGCCGATATTGACGACCGGCTTATCTATCTTTCGGCAGCTGCGGAGACTTTGACAGCGGAGGGCGCTAAGGATGCGGGGTCTAAGAGCTCTCAAGTTAGCCGCCTGTATTTGAAGCTGAAAGGCGGGCTTGTTCGGAAGGGTAAGTTCAAAATCGGGATGGCGGGATCGTCGCGCGCACCGGTTCTGCGCGGCCCGCCGACTGTGTATTATCGGACGACCTAAATGGGCAAAACTTGGATTAAAGAGCTCACAGGCGGCTTAGATACGCGGAAAATGGCGGTGACTTCGCCGGGCGGCACACTCATCCGCGCAAATAACGGTCACATAACAAGGGGCGGCGAGTTCGAGAAGCGAGCGGCTTTTGTACCGATTTACGCGCTTCCCGTCGGTGCGACAAAAAGCATGGCCGCGGGAAAGACGTCGCTCACCGTGTTCGGCAGCGACGCCGCGCCTTTACTGCCATCCGGGGTCTCCTACCAGCGGTTGCAGCATCCAAGCGGCGTTGCTTTATCGCGGGTCATTTCTTATGACCTGCATGCGGGCAAGATTTATGCTGTAGCCGAGTTCGCGGACGGCTCAAGGCACCACTTCTACGACGGCGTGCGCGTGGTCGACTGGTTTGACGGCCGTGCTGCAGCGATATTTCAGGTTACAGGCGGCGACGCGGTCGGCCCCTCAAAAATAAACGATCTAACGGTCGACGGCGTCAGTATTTTGCCTACGCCGGTCGACTGGGCGACCAGTAACTCTGACACCGCGGCAGCGATAGCCGCAGCGGTGTCTCACCCTGATTACACCGCCTCGTCGGTCGATAATACCGTCAGGATCACCGCGACCCTCGCGGGCGCAGCGCCCAACGGCCGTGTCGTCGGCTTCACTCTGGCTTCTGGCATGGCGCTGACGCCCTCTTCGGGCATCGTTTTGGCCGGCGGCAGCGACGACGCGTCCTCTTACGTCCCCGGCACTTACGCCAAGACGATTGGATCGCGCATCCATTCGGTGTCGGGCGCGAACGAACACTTTTCAGGCATCAAGCAGCCAACCAAGTTCAAAACGGACACGACAGGGGCCGGGTTCATTGACATGAGCACCTACGCCTCCGGCTCGGAAGAGCTCACCGCCATAGCGCCCTACAGCGTTCTCGTGGCGGTATTTGCCGCACGGGTTATCCAGCTTTGGTACTTCGATTCCGATCCATCGTTGAACGCCATCAAGCAGGTATTGAACAACACGGGGACGGACTATCCGCTTTCGGTCACGCAGTTCGGCGACGACGACCTGTTCTACCTTGACGAGTCCGGCTGCCGTAGTCTGCGCGCCCGCGACGCTTCGAATTCGGCTGCTACTACCGACATCGGTGTCCCTGTGGACACCCTTGTGAAAGAGCAGTTAGCCAAGCTCGGTGCGGCGCAGCGGTCAATGATCGCGGGAGCTATTGAGCCGGGCGAGGGCCGCTTCTGGCTTTGCATGTACGATTTGATCTTTGTGTTCTCCTTTTTCAACGGCTCCAAGGTGAGCGCCTGGTCGACGTACACCCCGTCGGCTTTCATTAATGACGGCAGCGGCGGAAGCGTCGAAGTAGAGTTCCCTGCCGAAAACGTGTGCGTGTTCAACAAGCGGATTTATGTACGCTCAGGCGACACGATTTATGTTTACGGGGGGTTGTCAGGCACGCTGCAGCGTGACGCAACAGTAGCCGAAGGGTTCTTGCCCTATATCGACGGCAACGAGCCGACGAAGAAAAAGAAGCTGTCCGGCATTGACGTAGCGTGCGAGGGCGAATGGGAAGTTGCCCTGTCGCTTGACCCTACCGAGCCCGACGCAGAGGACAGCATCGCTTATATCTCAAAAACGACTTACCCGCACGGGCGCGTGCCGGCGGAAGGGGAAGCGACGCATTTTGGCTTGCGTTTCCGCTCACGCGGCGCGGGTGCGGCCAAGATCGGGTCCGCAGTCGTGCATCATGACGGTAAAGGCGATGATGATTAGCGCCGCAACAGCCCCGAAGCTGTCCGAGGTTGCCTTGAACATGAGAGAGGCCGATTTCGAAGAATTTTGCGCGCTATATCCTGTTTCCGGCCGGGTCGAGCTGGCGGCGGCAGTGGCGGCGCGCTACGCCGACCGTGAAGACGTCGTCGTGTTCGAGCACCAAGGGTCTCCTATCGCCATCGGCGGCGCGATAGAAGCAAGGCCGAACGTCATTACGCTGCTTTTCTGTGCCACTGACGCTTTCCCTTCTATCTTGCTTAGTGTGGCGCGTTTTCTGCGCCGGGAGCTATTCCCTCGCTTTCGCGAGGTTGGGGTGCATCGAATTGAGTGCGTGACCCTTGCGGGTCGGCGGGACACGCAAGACCTGCTGCGCGCGCTCGGCCTAAAGTACGAGGCCGAGTGTAAGGGATACGGCAAAAACGGCGAAAGTTTCGCACAATGGGCTTGGGTGCATCCGTCATGTACGTGAGATTGGCCACACAGCAAGATCTGCCCGCCATGTTGGAAATGGGTGAAAACCACTGCAAAGAGCTGCTGCCCGACAGAGAGTGGAGCAAAGAGCGCTCAATCGCCCGGTTTAATGCCTATTTCGATACCGGTAACCCGATCTTCTACGTCGCCGTGGGCTCGGACAAGGAGCTTCTAGGCTATCTCAGCGGATTTACCGCTAACTACAATTTTATGACTGGCTTCTATGCCGTTTTCGACATAATATACGTGAGACCCGACAAACGCGGACATCGGGCGGCCGCACAGCTGATTAATACGTTCAACCAGTGGGCCGACCGCCTCCAAGCGAACGAAGTTGTGTTTCTCGCCGGAGATGATCGCGTCAGCCCCCGAACCTTGAGTTTCATCCAGCGCTTTGGCTATAGCCGAGCGGGCTTGATTCTCAGGCGTACTGTGCGGAGGTAAAGCCATGTGCTTTGATAGTGGCGACGGCGGAGCGGGGCAAGCCCGCGAGGAAGAAAAGAAGCGCCAGGAAGAGATCCGCCGCGGCACTGGCGAGATTGATAACACGTTCAACTCTCAGTTCACCGACAGTTTTTACGATGGCCGCAAGAAAGCGTTTCTTGATTACGCAACCCCCCAGCTTGAAGACCAATACGCGGAGGCTAAAAAGCAGCTGGTCTTCGCGCTTGATCGCGCCGGTACGTCCGACAGCTCAATCCGCGCCAGCAAAGAAGCCGAACTGCAGAAGCTCTACGACAAGCAGCGCCAAGCTGTTGCCGATCAAGGGCTGAACTATTCAACGAAAGCGCGCTCCTCCGTTGAAGACGCGCGAGCGAGTTTAGTCGCGGCGCTGCAGCAGAGCGGGGACGCCAACGCAGCTTCAAAATCGGCCATTCAAAGAGCGCAGCTCCTCTCTGCGGGTGATACGTACAGCCCGTTAGGCCAGCTGTTCAGCAGCTTCACGAGCGGGCTAGGTGCGCAGGCCGCGGCGGAGAAAGCAGCAGCTTTAAGCGGCGGCCTTTACCAGCCGACGTACAGTACAGGCCTGTTCGCGACCGACCCGGGCGCTGTTCAGACTACGAGCTAGGAGGCTGGCATGTGTGACCCTCTTACCATCGCCGGGATCGCTCTCACGGGGGCTTCTGTTGCCGCGAACAAAATAGCGTCGAACCAAGTCAGCGCCGCGCGAAAGTCTGCTGTTCAGGCCGAGCTTGAGCGCCAGCGCGGCTTTGACCGCGAATCGAACGCGATTAACGCGCAGTCTTTGGGGCGTTTTGGCGATTTCAGTGGTCAAGAAGGCCAAAAGGCAAAATCGCTTGGTGACTATTTTGTCAGCCAAAACACGCCGGTATCGACGGCGCAAAGCGCGCAAGGCGCTCCCGCAGAGTCGGCGCCGTCTTCGAATAACATCGTCAATCAGGAAGTCGCGAAGCAGCTCGGCAAGACCAAAGCTTACTCCGACCAACAAGGCCAAGCGCTTGGTAACCTCCGCGCTTTCGGTGATGTTATGGGCGACATTGGTGTCGGCCAAGCGCGCGATTTCTCGAAACTCGGCACCATCAACGGCTTCCGCGCGGGGTCTTCCGGCGTATTACCGCTTGAGTTGTCCGCGGCAAACAATAAAGGCGGCCTGGCGCGTATGTTCGGCGACATCGCTGGCGGCGCAGGCAGCCTAGCAACAATGGGCGGCTTGTCTGGCATGTTCAGCGGTGCGTCGGCGACCGCGCCTTCGGCTGCATCTATGTGGGGTGGATCGTCCGACCTCGGCTTTATTTATTAGGGGCTCATCATGGCCATCCAGCAAAACGGCTACTTTAACGACCCCAACATCGGCGCGGCTTTTGGCTCCTTGGCGCAAGCGTTTCAGCCGCCGAGCGC